GGAGTTTATCCAGAACTTCTATTATCTAGAATATCTGATGATGGAAAGTTAAGGATAGCTGGACAAGCAGATTTAGTAATTGTAGATGATTTAGATGTTTATATACTTGATTATAAAGGACTTCCATTGGATACTCCTATACTAACTACCACAGGATTTAAATTATTACAAGATTTAACAAAAGAAGATATTATTTTTGATAAAGATGGTAATAAAACAAATATTTTAAATATTTCGGAAGTACATAACAATCCTTGTTACAAAATAATATTTGATAATGGAGAGGAAATTATATCAGATCATGAACATCGTTGGTTAATTTCTTTTTCTAGAGGTAAAGGAAAATTTAAAGATATAATACTAACAACTGAAGAATTAAAAAATTCAATAGAATTATATAAAGAGAAAAATTATAATGTTTATCATCTTCCTAAAATTTTAAATGCAAAACCTTTAAATACCCCAAAAATTGATCTTCCAATAGATCCTTATATATTAGGTGCGTGGTTAGGTGATGGAACATCTATATCTGGATCTATAACTAGTATTAATAAAGACTTTTGGAAAGAAGTAGAGAATAGGGGATATAAATATGGTGAGGATATATCTGGAGATAATAGGGCAGAAATAAGAACTATTTTTGGATTAAGAACCGAACTCAACAAATTAAATTTATTAAATAATAAACATATTCCGAATATTTATTTATTATCTTCTTATGAACAAAGACTTGATTTATTGAGAGGATTTATGGATGCAGACGGTTATTATAATGAAAAAAGAAAAAGATTTATAATGGCTACTACAAGAGAGTATCAAGCAGATTATTTAATATCTTTATTATCAACTTTAGGAGTAAAACCTTCTAAAATATATGCAAAAAAATATTGTGATAATAAAGAATTTGATGGATGGGATGTATGTTTTACGATGTTAGAAAATCCATTCTTGATTAGAAATCAAGAAAATATAAAATATCCAAAAACAGATAAATCTTCTTTTAGAGTTGTTAAATCAGTAGAATTGATTGAAACTGTACCAACTAAGTGTTTAGAAGTAGATAGTATTTCTCACACTTTTTTAGTAGGATACACATTATTACCTACTCATAATACAAATAAATCAATAGATAAAAAATCTTTCTTTGATTCTAGATCTAAAAAATCTGCTAAATTAAAATACCCTCTTAATAATATAGATGATTGTAATTTTATGCATTATTCATTACAATTATCTACATATGCTTGGATGATACAAAAAATAAACCCAGAGCTTAACATTAAAAAGTTGATGTTAATTCATTATGATCATAATGGAGGATGCACAACATATGAGTGTGATTATTTGAAAAAGGATGTTGAAAGAATGTTAGCTTATTATAAGAAGCAAAATGAAAATAAACAATTTGAAAAGAGTTTGCAAAAAATTGTATTTTAAAAATAAGATTCATATTTTTGTAGGAATATTTATTACATTACTTTCCTATTATATTATTATATCAGGAGTACATACTGTAACAAAAAATTCAGAAAAATATATTTATAATACTTCTATTCGCGTAGATAGTTTTATTAAACAAGATTCCTTATTATGGAACTCGATAAAATAGCAAAGGGGTTTTATAATTCTATAATAAATGCAGAGCAAGAATTATGTAATTATAGAATGAAAATATGTAAAGAGTGTAAACTTATGAAAGATAATGAAATATTTGGAGAAGTATGTAGTAATTCACTATATTTGAATCCAATTACAGATGAGGTATCTACATCTCCAAAAAAAGGATATTTTCCTGGGTGTGGATGTATATTAGATTATAAGACTAGAGTAAAAAACTCTCAGTGTCCGTTAAAAAAATGATAATTAAAAAATGTAAATGTTATGAGTAGTAGAAAAAGTTTAAGTGAAGCAAGTGGTACAGTTTTTATGGGTAAAAACTTAGTTAATCAATTTGATAATGAAAGATTGTTATTAAATAATGCTTTAAAAGAAAAAGAAATTAATGAGATTAATGCTAAAAAGAAAGAGTTAACAAAAGCAAAACAAGAAGAAATTTTAGAAAAAGTAAATACAATAGAACTTGTACCGTGGGGAAATAGAGTAGTGATTGTAAAATATCCTGAAAATCCTTATAGACAAATTGTTTCTAAAGGAGGAATTTTAATTCCAGATAAAGTAGCAATTAAAAACGATCAAACTGGAGAAGAACAGTATTTAGAAGAAGGAATAGTATGTGGTAAAATAATCGAAGTTGGTCCAGATTGTAAACAAGTACGAGTAGGCGACGATGTGTTTTATCAAAAAAATACAAGTTACCCAATCCCATTTATGAACATGGGGTATGTTCAAACAAGTGAACCTCAACTATTAACTATTATAGCTGAAGGATTAAAAGAACGATTAAATATAAAATAAGATGGAATTAAAACAATTTTTTCTCCCAGGAGATATAGTTACATTAAGGCAAGAAATTCCAAATAAACCTGTAATGTTAGTAGTAAAGAAAGTAACTAAAACAATTTCATTAACACCTAAAAATGGTGCTATCATTAAAAATGATTACTTTCAAGGTATTTTATGTAGATGATTCACTTCTTCTGGAACAATGCAAGAAGCAATATTTAATACAAAAGACCTTTTGAAGTTATAATGATTGGAGTATATTGTATTACAAACACTTCTAATAACAAATGTTATATTGGAAGTACTAATGACTTAGCATATAGAGAAAGTATGCATTTTCATAAGTTAAAGTACAATACTCATGGAAATAAACACTTACAAAATGCATATAATAAATATGGTGGAGATAATTTTAAATTTTCAGTTGTAGAACTAATTGGAGAAGATGAATTTACTAAAGAATATTTATTATTAAGAGAGCAATATTATATAGATACTGTTAAGCCAGAATATAATATTTTACAGATAGCTGGAAGTTCATTAGGGTTTGTTCATACTGAAGAGACTAAAGCAAAAATAAGTTCTTCTATGTTAGGTGTTAAAAAGTCTGAAGAACATGCAAAAAATATAAGTCTTTCTCAGAAAGGAAAAACTCTTACCGAAGAACATAGAAAAAAATTATCAGAAGCCGCAAAGAATAGAAAAACTCAAGGAAGAAATGTAAAGATTATTATTGATGATATAGAATACAATTCTTTGAAAGAAGCTTCAGAAATATTGAATATAAAATATAATACTATTCAAAAAAGATTGAAAAACCCGAAGTTTACAAATTATAATTACAGTAATAAAGTTTAATAAAATGACCGACGAAAAAAAGAAACAATTATTTCCTTTCTTTGCATATTTATTTTCTAAGAAATTAAATCCAGATAAATATAAAGAAACTTTATCAATGCAAGAATGAACAAAAATAATAGAAAGTAGTCCAGAAGACGTAGAAGCAATATCTCAAGCTGCGTCTGAATTACCTGATGAAGAATGAGATAAATTAGAACAACAACTTTCAGAAAATATACCAGAACAAAAAGACGGAGGAAAATTAGAACATCTAAAAAAATTAAATAAATTTAAAAAAGGTGGACCAATGAACAAAGTTAAAAAATGTTCTTGTGGATGTAATCTTATAGATTATAAAGAAGAAGGTGGAAAGATTTCAAGCAAATGTTCTTGTAATTGTTCTAGTAAAAAGAAGAAAGCTATTGGCGGTAGATTACATGTAAGTAGTGAAAAATTTGATATAATTAAAACTTCTCCAGAAAAAGTAAGAAATATTTACGAAAAAATGAAATCTAAAAAAATAAAATAATATGAAATTTTTTGAATATGATAATGATAATGGAAATGTCATACTAAATGACGCTGCTATATTAGTAATAAATGAATTTAAATTTTTATTAGATGAGAAGCGAAACAAATGTCCAGAAGATAAAACTGGAAAAAAGAAATTACGTGCATTTAAAGAATTAAAGTTTATATATTTATTTTTTGATTGGGATAGTCCATATTTTAATTTTATAGAAGAAGATAGATATAAAGAATCTGTTAATGATTCAGGGTTAACCGAATCTGAATTAGAAGATGTTACATTTAAAGAAGCATGTAGAAAATATGATACTATACAAAATTCTTCTAAAATAGGAAAATTATTAAAAGCTGCTTTAATGACAGTTGATAAAATTACTTATTATTTAGAAACATTAAATCTTAATGAAAGAGACGAAGTTACAGGTAAACCTTTATATAAAACAAAAGATGTTATAACTGAATTAAAAGGATGCAAAGATTTAATTGATACAATTAAAACATTAGAAAGATCGTTTAAGACAAACATAGAAGCTGATGGAAAATTAAGAGGTAATACTGCTCCTGGAATGTTTGATTAATATTATAATATATGGAAATAATTAACGGAATAAGATGAGACTATGGACCAAATGATAAAATTGAATTTTTTGATCCATTTAAATCATATTGAATAACAAAATATCGACCTATAAATGATAAAGAAGGATTAGATTTTGATCCCGATTGATTCAGGGAAGATGCTAAAACAAAATTAAAAACAGGAAGATATTCTCCAAATACAATGGTAATTGGGGGAAAGACTCATAAGGATTTTTGGGAAGAAAGATTAAGAAGATCTATAGAAGGATATGAATCTCACGGTTATCGAATAACTGGAGATAATTATTTTTGATTAAATTTTTATAGATTAAAAAGTTCTGTAGAAGGTGCTAAGGCTAGTTCTGGTCGAGAACTAAACTTTCCAAAATTTTTAGTATTTCAGTATGAGTATTTTCATTATGTTGAAATGTGTGAACTTTTAAAAAAAGATGTAGGTCTTTTAAAAGCAAGAGCTTTAGGTTTCTCTGAAATGGCCGCATCTTTATGTGTTAGACCATTTATAACTACTCCTAACTATAGAATAATGGCATCAGCCTTTTCAAATAATCACTTAAGACCATTGTTATCAAAAATATGGTCACAATTAGATTGATTGTATGATGAGACTGAAACAGCTTTTCAAAGAGTTAGAATGGTTATTAATACAAGTATGTATAAACGTGCATCTAAAAGAGATAAAGACGGAAAAGAATCTGGACACATGTCTGAAATAGAAGGTGTTGTTGCAGACTCTCCTGAAAAAATTAGGGGAGATAGAACAGAGCGATTATTCTTTGAAGAAGCAGGATCTGATAAAGTATTTAAAGAAAAATACATGCAGGGTGAAGCTTTAATTACTGTATTAGGAGGAGATAGAATAGGTACTAGAATTGCTTGGGGAACAGGTGGAGATAAAGGATCTTCAGTTGAAGGAATTAGAGATATGGTAACTAATCCAGATGCATATACAGTATTAAAATATAAACATAATTATACTCCTGACGGATCTACTGTATATACAGCTATGTTTATACCTGCGTATAGAATGGTTGCTTCTTTAGTTGATAGTCGTGGATATTGTGATCCAGTTAAAGCTAAAGAATGGTATGATGAAATAAGATTAACTAAAGCATCTGATCCAAAAGGTTTATTAATTTATAAAGCTGAATATTGTTATACTATTGAAGAAGCATTATTGCAACAAGGGGATAATATATTTCCAAGAGAAGAACTTATAGAACAAGAATCTGCAATTACAATATATAAAACTGTAGAACTTCCTAAAAATGGACATTTAGTATGAGTCAAAGATGATTCAGGAAAAAAGAATGGAGTAAAATGAAGGAAAGGAGAAAACAGTAATGACGGAAAAATTTTAATAAAAGAACATCCTATAAAATCTGAATCTGGTAATGAATATAGAAATTTATATGTTGGTGGAATTGACTCTATCGACTTAGGTAAGCAAGATTCATCTGATGAAAAAGGAGGATCTGATTTTTGTATTGTTATTAAGAAAAGAGTCTTTGGACAATCTGATCCTATCTATGTAGCAATGTATAAAGATAGACCTAGAGATTTAAGAGAAGCTTATGAAAATGCAGCAAAACTTTTAACTTATTATGGATGTCAAGCTGTATTAGAAGCAACAAGAACTGCTATACTAACTTATTTTAGAGATAATGGATTTCTAAACTTGCTTATGAAAAGACCTAGAGCAACTATGCCAGATATAGCTAAAGGTAATTCTAATATGTATGGATCTCCTGCTACTGTAAAAGTAATAGAACACTATAGAGAATTAATATATGACTTTATATTAGATTATTCACACACTATGTGTTTTCTAGAAATGATCACTCAATTATTAAGATATTCTGACGAGAAGAAAAAACTATATGATATTGTAGCGGCTATGGGTATGGCCGAATTAGGAGATGAAGAACTTTCAATTAGAAAACCTTCTGAAAGAGAACCTCTTGGTAAACAATTTAGTGATATAGGTTATTGATTTGATAATAAAGGATATAGACATTGAGGAAAAATACCAAAAACGGAGGAAGAAAAAAATGCAAAGACCAGAATTAGTTCAAAAGATTCTTGATTATATGAGGGATCTTTATAAGGCAGATTATATTGGATACATTAGTGTTGAACAATTGGATGAAGTAGATCCTGTTACTCAGCAAAATCAAAGAAAATATAAATTTAAAATAGGAGTACCTTCTTATATGGTTCCAACATCTTCTACTATTGAAGCAGATAATGATTATGATTTTTTAGCTTATATATATGAAGATCTTAGAACGAGAAATTTTATGAAAATAGACAAATATAAAGTAATAAGAACAAGTGATACAAGAGAAGAATAACGACAAAAAAGAAATACTTGATAATATAGATAGAGCAATTAATGAATTGGTTTACGAAAAAACATCCATTATAAAAGCTTATAATTATTATCATGGAAAAAGAGATCCTGAACAATTTAGGCATCTTGAAGAAAATTATGGTATAGGAACTCCGACATCAGTAGAATTTATTCCTTTAATTAGAAAACATATTGATGTTTTAATTGGGGAATATTTAACAATTCCTGTTCTTCCAAAAATTTCTTGCAAAGATTCCTCAACATTGTCTAATATTCATAGAGATAAACAACTTGCTTTAAATAATATAGCGATTAGTGAGTTAAAAAAGCATCTCAACAATTATATTTATGGAGAAATAACAGGTAATCCTTCTGATATAGAAGTTAAAAGAAGGATTATGTCTATGATGGAAGATGTAGACAGGAATTTTATTTCTAATTATGAAATAGCTGCTCAAAATATTGTAGAATATGTAAAGCAATCTAGAGAAATTGATTTTATTAATAAACGAAAAACTATACTTACAGATTTATTGGTAAGCGGTACTTGTTATTTTATGACTGGACCAACTCCTTCTAAAACTGCTCCTGAATTTACTGTATTAAATCCAATAGATACTTTTATTGATAGAAATCCTTTACATGTATATTTGAAAAAATCTCAACGTGCAGTTGTAAGATGATATTTAAATAAACATCAAATACTTTCTAAATATGGAAAAGAGTTATCTAAAGATGATTTAGATATTCTTGAAAGTATGGAAGCTTATAGTCAAGATGGATCTACTACTACCTATCTAAGAAGTTATGATTCTGTTACAGGAAATACTCTTACAGACGGTATTTTAGGTGGATTTGAAATAACTCCATTATTGCCATTTGAAAGAAATACTTCTAAATATTATAGATTGTATCCAGTTTATTATGTTGAATGGCTTCAAGCTGATAAAGAAGATGGAGAATATATAACTAATAGATACGAAGGAATAAGAATAGGAACAGAAATATATATACCTAGAGGAAAATCTGAAAATATTGTAAGAAGTATTAATGATCCAACTGATTGTGATTTAACAATTAATGGAATATTTTATGCTGATAGAAACGGAGATCCGTTATCTTTAATTTTATCAACTGCAAACTTACAAGATAAATTTGATGTACTTCATTTTTATAGAGATAATATAATTGCAGAATCTGGAGCTGTTGGAGACTGAATAGATATAGCTTATTTACCTAAAATACTAGGATCTGATTTTACTGAAAGATTAATGAAGTGAAAAGCTTACGGTAAACAAGGAATGAAATTAATAGATTCTTCTCAAGAAGGACTTCCTCCAATGAATACAACTTTTGGTGGATACGATGATACTATTAAATTGCAAGCAATACAAGCTGTAGATTTAGCTATACAAAGAATAGAAGAAACTGCTTCAACTATTACTGGTGTATTTAGAGAAAAATTAGGTGGAATAGAGCAAAGAGATGCTGTAAGTAATGTATTAGTAGGAGTTAGACAATCTTCTTATATTACAAAACAATATTATCAAATGATGGATCTAATGACAAGAGAAATATTATTAGATTTATTAAATGTTTGCAAGATTGTTTATAAAAAAGGTATATCTGGAAACTTAGTATTAGGAGAATCTTTAAGTAAAGTATTTACAGCGTTACCAGAACATTATACAATTACTGATTTTGATATTCATATAATTGATGATTCTTATTATAAAATTGAGCAAGAAACAATAAAATCTTTAACCACTGAGTTTGCAAAAGGACAATTACTTGATCCAGAAGTAATTATTGAAATGGTTACTGCAAAAAGTCTTACTAAAATGAAATCAGATGCGTTGACTGCTCTTAGTAAAAAGAAACAAGAAAACGATATGGTTGGAAAAATGAGTAATCAATTGAAAGAAATGGATCAACAAATAAAAGAACTTTCTGCTGAAGCTCAAAAATTACAAAGTAAAGTTGATAGTTTAAATGAAGAAAAATTAAATATTGATAGAGATAAATTGAATTATCAAAAAGAACTTGAATGATATAAAGCTAGATCTGAAGATAATTATAAAAAAGCTCTATTAGAAAAAGAAGATAAAAGAGTTAAATTAGAAGCGGTACAGTTACTAGATAATAATAGTAAAAATGATGAAATAAAAGACGAATAATGAATATTAATATATATAAAAACGAATTAACTGTATCTGACACAATGGTTTCAGGATATAAATATATTCATGTAATTCAACTTAACGGAATTACTGGACCTGGAACACAATATGTAAAATATACTCATGAATCTAGTACTACTACTTTGGCTACAGATGGATACTACACTGTAACTCAAATGAAGTTACCTCTAACTCAAACTCCTGGAACATATTATATTATTGAAGGAACTGTAGATCAAGTTATTGGTCCAGATGAAATACCAATTTCAATAAAAGATTTATTATTAGTAAATCCAGTGGGTACTACAATTGTAAGACAAGATCAAGATATCTTTATGATTTATTTGTTAAAAACGTATTATACTAACTTAATTAGATCTAAATTTTTAAAAAATATTTGTAATTGTGATTGTATAAGTAAACAAGATAGATTAATGATTGATACTCTTACAATGGGGTTAGCTTTAATAGAAGAATTAAATGTATATTCACAGTATTATGAATCTCAAAGATTAGTTGAACTTTTATGAAGATGTAGTGGTACTGTAATAACTAATTGTAATTGCAATGGGTAATATATTATTAAAAAAAGCATATAATTGTTATATACAATTTGTAAATAATTTAAATTATGGAAGAGTAAGTCAAGATTATAATATTTTATATGATGCCATTTTAAGTTTAAAAGAAAATATATCAGATGTACAATTTGTGCAATATTTTGAAAATAATTTATTTTGTCCAGAACTTTTCCAATTAAATATAACTGAAGAAATGTCAAAAACTTTTGCATGAGATTTAAATATAGATGATAATACTACAGATTTCATTTGAAAAGAAATACAATTAATATCTCTTGGAGATTATAATTTTGTAACAAATACAAAATATGGATTGAATTTCTTATATGTTGCAATACCTCCAGAAACTAATTTTATAATTTATGATGTTTTAGGAAATATTCTTCATAATTCCACAATATCAGAAGATACACCCGGACAGTTATTTACACTTATGGGAACTTCTCAAATGAGTACCGGAGTAATGAATCAAGTATGAAAGAAAAAGAATCCATTTAGTACTACTACTTATCCTGTAGAATTTAAAATAAAATTATTCTAATGATTACAATAACAGATCAATTAAATCTTTCTAACATATTAACATTGGAACCTCGTGAGTCCAATGTTATTTATGTTGGGTCTAATATAAAAATAGAGACTATTCCAGAATATTTAACTAGAGTTGATCTGTTCAATAGATATTTAGGACTAGAAGTTCTTATATTAACCCCTGCTGGTCAGTACACACCAACTGATTTTATAAATCTAATAAATCTTAGAACTATTGAAGCATCAAGATATTGGTTCGCTAGAGATCTAAATACATTAGAAGTAATAAATGATCTACAATTACAAGTTGTTGATAACTTAAATAGTACAGATCCAAATAAACCATTAAGTGCTAATCAAGGTAGAGTATTGAAAGAATTAATTGAAAATTTTGATGAAGAAGATCCTATATTTTCAAATTGAATAGATAATACTCCACCTGAATATGTATCAAATAAAGAAAATACTACATTAAATAATTCTTCTGTAAAATATCCTACTAATAATTTAGTAAAATCAAGTTTAGAATTATTATTAACAAATCATTTAAATGATACAAATAATCAACATTTAACTGAGTCTGAAAAAAATTCTTTGCACCCCGCTGTAACTTTAGGTGAGCAAAAAAATGGATTATCTTTAAGTAATCAAATATTAAGTCTTATATTAGCATCATCTGAAAATAATGGAGCATTATCTTCAACAGATTGAAATATTTTTAATGGAAAAGCTCCATCAAGTCCAACCGGAGAATATATTCAAGCAAATTCAGAAACACCTCAAAATGCAAATATTAATATATCTGGATATGGTTATTTTGGAAATGGAGTTAATATACCTACTGGTAAAACTTATAATATAAATGGAAGTCCACTTAAAGCAGAAAATATAGTAAATGTTCCGTATGGAGTTATATCTTCAAATAATACACAAGGTGCTTTAAATGAGTTGAATGATAAAAAAGAAAATATATCTAATAAAGAAAATATATTAGTTGATAATTCTACAGTTAAATATCCAACATTAAATCTTCTTAAAAATTATGCTGTAACAGGTCAAAATTTAGTAACAAATGATAGAATAGTTATTTATGACGGAACTACTGGAAGAATTATAAAAGATGGTGGAAAAAGATTAATTGATTTATATAACTATTATAACGGAGGAGTAATACCATCTACACTATTAAATAATGGTGATGGAACGGTTACACTTTCATCAGGAATTTATAATTTATCTGATAATGTAGCTGGAAATGGATTTATAAATAGGTATACTATTTCAGGAGGAATTTTTTCTCTTGTTGATGGAATGCAAAATTATATTGTTGCTGATTATAATAGTGGTAATCCTATAGTAAAATTAATAAATGATGTAAATTTAATAAATGAAACTACAATTGTTCCTATTTATTCAATTTATAGAAGTGGTTTAACATTACATTCTCAAAATTGAGATTCACTAGGACTTTCTCTTGCAAATAAAATACATCAGTCAATAGTTAAGACTCAAAGATATAGAAGAGAACCTGGGGGATTAATTACTTCAGAATATGGAACACATAATTTAAAAATAACAGCAGGTAGAGTATGAGTAGGTGCAGTTCCTGTTGATTTAGATGAAATAAATTCTGGAATAGATAATTTAAGTATATGATATCATTCTGGAGGACAATGAGTTAACACTATTCAATCTACATATAATTTTACACAGTGAGATAATGGAACAAATTTAGTTACGTTAACTAATAACAGATATGCTGTAAATTGAATATTTAGAGGAATAGAATCACAAAAACATTTATATGTTGTATTAGGTCAAGGTGATTATTCATTAATTGATGCAGAAGCATCAAGTATGCCTCCACTTCCATCAATAATTAGTTCTCACGCTACTTTAGTTGCAAGATTAATTGTAGAGAAAAATGCAGCAACAGCAACAAATATAAAAAGTGCTTTTGAAATACAATTCTCTTTAGCTTCAATACAAAAACATAATGATTTAAGTGACAGAGATGTAGCTAATGTTCATCCTGCATCATCAATTACAAATATACCTGCAGGATCAATTTTTTCTGCAAATGTACAATCTGCTATTAATGAACTTGATACAAAAAAAGTTTCAAAAGTAACATCAACAGATAATGCTATTGTTCGATTTGATGGAACAGGAGGGAATATCCAAAATAGCGGTGCTTATTTATTTGATTCAGGAAACTTTTATATTGGAAGTAGTGATGAAAATAATTATAGTAGAATGCTTGTCTATGGAGGAACGAACGGTGCTAATTTAGATATTAGGGG